TAACCCAGCTCTGCGTACATACCATTTACATACCAACGACGTAATTAAGTAACGTTGTCATAATTAAGTACCTTATAGATAATGTAAGACACGGCTATAAGCAGTATAACCACCATCCACACAACGGACCAAACAATCATAACGCAGCATACACCTGTGGAAAACACTCTTCAATCAAGGCTCGACACTGGTCTGCAATCTGTTTATGTTCAGTTTGCGTTCCGTTAGCGCACCTTAAATCAGTATAATGAATCCAAGACCGCAACGTGCCGTTCATATACAGCGTTGTAGGTGTGCTTAGGGGTAAAACATCTCTAGCGCACTCTTTAGCTACGCCTGCACCCAGCATTTCGTCATACAGCATCTGTGCTTGATCAAATACAAACTGAGCTTTAAGTTGTAGCTCTTGTTTTGTAAATGGATCTAGGTCATCAATACTGTTTTGTCTGTTTTTTGTGTCTTGTCTACGGAGATCAGGAATAACAGGGTTATCGTTTACCACAGCATAACGCTGACTAAACTCTTGAAAGCTAAACGATCTGTGCCTAAGAATTTGAGCTGCAATAGATCGTGTTGTATGTATCTCTACACACATGTTTACCATTTCAAACGGTGACCAATGTTTATGTTTAATAAGATATTTAATCAATCTAGCACTGGTCTCAGTGTTGTTTTGATTAGATGGATTAGATACACGTGCCATGTAACTGACAAGGTTATCACCATTAGGTGTAAAGTGAATAAGTTTAGCGGAGTGCATACAGTAGTAAAAGTGTTTTAGCTGTGACACAGTTGTATAAATACACATGTCTCTCTGTAATCTGATTTACAGTAGTAAAGGGACTCCGAAGAGTCCCAATTACAGGAGGTCCACCCTTCCTCCTGTATAAGGCGGGGACCGCTCTAAACCCAGGTAGGGACACCGTTTTTGTCGTTGCCTCTAGCCTGTTGTCGTTGTTCCATATTCATACCCAAAACAAGGTGATTAGCACTGCCTTGTGGGTCGTCTATAGAAGCTCTAAGCAGGTCGGTCCAGTCATCACGTTTACGTTGGTTTACCGCCTCTTGAGCAGAAATACCCATAGCATCGGTAAAGTATTTAACACCTTGTGCTAGGGCGTCAATACGGTCATCATGCCTGACTGCACCTTTTTCCATGCACATCCTACTCATTTGGTAAAACACCATGTACATAAGTCGGTTTTCAGGAGCTTCGTCTTTGTTTGAGTTCCAGTCCCAATCAATGATAGAGCGGTCAATAACAAGACGGTGTTGGTTCATAATCGGTTCCAGGGCGTCGATGATACGCTGCTCTTTACGCAGTGTAGCACGGACTTCTTCAACGCCAATAGCTTGTTTTGTTTGGATTAAGTGTTTTTTAAACAGTTCAGCAACGATACCGTCACCAAAGTTTGTTTCAATTACAAGTTTAGTAACGTTATACTTCTTACAACCTCTTAGAATGTCCAAGAGCGTGTTGTCTGAGTATCCGTCTCGGTAAGCACGCATTTCGTGCAAGTACAAGAAACCGTTGCGTTGGCTGATATAAGCTGCAGCCGTTTCATCCGATCCACGACCCGACGGGTCAACCGAGCATATTGTTTCTGTGTAAGGTAACCAGTCTCCTTGGAGCTGCATTGGACTGTAGAAATAATCTCCAGGTAGTCCGACAGTTGGAGCGTCTTTGATGACGTTCTTGGGATCGCTGCACCATACGACGGAGTCAGGAGCAGTAGTAGGGTTGACGCTTGTAACGACAAGGTCAGACATTTTAAGCGGGAACTTGTCAGCGTCACTAAGGGACGTGTCAAGCATAAACTGCAGCATAAAGTTGCTGCGTCCCATTGCCGCTTCACGTTCAATAAGGTCATTGTCATCGAATCGGTCCGGGTCAGTTACATCCCACTCCTGTGCCCCTGTATCGATGTCTTCTTGCAGTTGTGGTGCAAGTAGACCTTCGTAGTTGCTAAGGCTCCTAGGAACCCTTGCAGGCCACACAAACGGGCGATAATTACGTTCTGCTAACTTACGATAGATAGTAAACGTTGTTTGTGGTGTACCAAGGTACATAATACGGGAGTCATCCTTGGGTGTAAGGATAGACTCCGCTTCAGTACAGAGTTGTAGCAGTTTAGACCGCATAAACTCTGTCATTGAGTTACCAGGAACTTCAATGTCGTCTAGAATCATTAAATCTGCGCGGCTTCCGGTGAGCTGTCCAGTGATTCCGACGCTTTTTACGCTTGGAGCTTGGTGAGGAGAGCAGTTCACATCGAAGCTTATCCTCGACCACCTTGCATCGTCGGACTTCGGGCGTAAATGAGAAAGCCATGGTGTTTCAATAATAAGTTTTTGCAAAAAGATAGACATGTTGTCGGCCCGTTCTTTAGAGGCCGAAATAATCATGATCTTTTTTTCTGCATTATTGAAAAGCGTCCAAAGAACGAAGGCTCCAGTAATCCATGACTTCCCAACTCCACGGAAAGCTTGTATCTGAAGACGTTTAGGTCCAGACTGAAGATAGTCTGCAATTGCGTATTGTGCACGTGTTGGCTCCGGTAGATCAAGCTGCGCCCACAGGGCTTGCAGGAACAGCTTGAAATCATCTTGTAGGGCGGATAGTACGTCGGTCATCTGTTAGATTTAAAAGTAATAGCACCTCTAAAGGTGTCGATACCGACGTTTAAGGCATCAGCAGCAGTAGAAGCAATGGTTGCAGGTATTGTAGCAACTGGAACATAAGAAAGACCATCAGCAGCTAAAGAAAATCCAGAGATACCTGCCTGTACTCGGTCTACAACATCACCAGTTTCGTCAGCAATACGTACACGTTCTGTAGTTTCTGCTGCGCTAGCTGCTGTACCAAGAGGACCGAGGGCGGCTACACCACCAGCAGCAAGGCTAGTAGCTACACCGCGTCTAAATCTAATACTGCCATTTTCCGAGCGTAGTTCGTTAGCAAGTTCTGAAAGGTATCTGTGCTCACCTAAAGCACGGTTGTAGTCAGATCCACCTAATTTATCGCTTTTTGCTAGGTTAGTTTTTCTAGTAACAAGTCCTTTATTGTTAGGGTCATTAGAAAACCCACCTTTAGCAATAGGTATGGTGTGGTCAACATCGATTGGTTGGCCTAAATACTCAGACAACATTTTAGCGTCTTCATACCTATATTGATCTAGTAACTGCTCAGCTTCACTTAACTTAATTTTTTGTTGCTCACCTTTTCTAGAACGTGAGCCTTCTACACGAGCTTCATAAGCAGCTTCAGGAAAATTTACGGATCTGTTTTTTCCAACGTATTTAGCAGTGTAAGTTACACCGTCATGAGTATATTGGACAGAGCCAGACGGAAGTTTTTTTCCACCTGACTTTGCTTGTTCTGCTTTCTTTTTTCTAAAGTCAGCTTCCCATTCTTGAAGCACTTCAGGCGGTACTCCCGCTTTCCTGGCGCTAGGCATTAGTTAATATGTGATAAAATTAAAGATTCACGAAGTAGATTTTGACCAAACTGCTGCCTCATCCACTCTCGCCAATGTAAACTTCCTTTGTCCTGATTGCAACTGGAACAAGCTGGTACGACATTTGATGTAATGTCTTCCCCGCCAAGAGAGCGAGGATGTACGTGGTCCAATGTAAGTTCATGTAAGTCATAGGTAATTCCGCAATAAACACATGTGCATCCAAAGTGTTCTTTGATGCTGCGCCTCCAAAGGCGCTTGGCTTCAGAGGACGTCATGGTTATTAGGTTGTAAAGGTAATGATCAGGGGTAGGAAGAAGAGGAGTCATGCGTACCGTTGGTTACGACGAGGTCTAGAACGATTCTTTTTAGGGCTTTCCAGCTTACCGCTGTTAGGTCCTGTATGAGATGCGTCTTTGCCGTCTCCATTGCCGTACGTGCCAAGCTTTCTGTTGAGCTTGTTAGCTGCTGTACGGATCATGAGTCCTTTTTTAGTTTTGTTGTAGGCACCCTGTTGTTTTAGCCGCTTTTTGCGTGCTGCAGGGTTAGATTTGTAGTAAGAAGATGTATTCATCGGCCATATAGCCTTTGTTGAACAAGTTCTGGGTCAACTTCTGGCATAACGGCAGCAAGTTTGGCAAGTGGGCTGCTTTCCAATGCGACACCACTGATGTCGTTGGTCTTAAGCCAGTCACAAGCTGCCTTGAGGTCCTGTGTGGTGGCA